TAAACGTTCAAGGGGAGGCCTCTCTCAATCTCGACACCGAGAACAAAGAGACCCCGAAGTTTCTATACCGCCCGGCGGATTTCATCTCCGGACTCGGGGTGATCGAAAAGAATATGGGGGAGATCATCCACGCATGGGGCGCGAGGAATATGATAGATATCGAGCGACTCTCTGTGGATTTTCCCCAGGCTTGTCAGGCGTTTGAGAGGTTATTCGACGATATGTTCCCCACCGGCATTGAAGGGGAAATGGAGGTCACGTACCAGGACGTGGAAGAACTTTACAAGGATATGACGGTCAACGAAGCGCAAGTCGCTCACCTCGAGAATACGCAGGGCAAGGACTTCATGGCAGTGGAAGATGGGTTGGCTCTACTCCGCACCGGCCTGAAGAAGCAACTGAAGACTCGGGGCGACGGCAAATCTGGCAAAAAGCGCGCGGCCCCACAGGTGACGATCTACGCAGTCAACGGAACGGCACTCCGTGCGCTCGTCTACGGAAAAGCGCTCCGTAGGAGGCTCAGGATGAACATGCGGAAAAACCTTATTATTAACCCGTGCGCACCGATCGATGAGGTTACGAGGGTTTTCAATCAATGGATGGACACCGGCAAGGTGATCACCGATCTCGATGTGGAAAAATTTGACAGAAGCATTCCCTCTTTCCTCCTGATGTGTTTCGCAATCCTCCTGGCCGTCCTCGGGATGCCGGACGACATAGTCATCGAGACTATAGTCACCTCCTTCAACAAGAAAGCTACTGACGCCGACGGGAATTCCTTGACCCTGTTCGCGGAAGTTTGTAGCGGTTTGTGGTCCACGATCCTTGGAAACGGTTTCGTGAATTACGCAGCCGCTCGTCTCGGTGGAATTCTGAAGAAGGGAGACTCCGGGGTGTTTGAAGGGGACGATTCGCACATTCTCTCAGACCCGATCGTCGATCTGGGGATGAAAGTTGCGAGGATAAACGCCAACTTCAACATGACGATAAAACTCGTTTCCAAGAACGTCATGTATTTTCTCGGCCACTTCATGGTCGAGACCGAGGAGGGATGCGTCGCGGTGGTCGACCCGATGCGCCAGGCCGAAAAATTCACGTCCGTCAGGCCTCTGGCGGATATCGAGGCGCTGCGAGCGTCCTGGAGAGTGAACAGGAGGAGTCTGAACCAAGACTTCGATGACACTAAGCTCATCTATGCCATCGCGGAGAAATACCGCCACCAGAACCCCGCCTACAACATAGTTGACGCTCTCAGGAATCTGGACTGACCAATCGAGCAGATCAACTAAACTAACCAACTACGCGCCCAAGAGGCGAATCCCCAC